TCGTCGCAGTTCAGCGCCGACAACCTCTGGGGCGTCCGCGTCGTGGTCACGTCGGCCATGAACGCGGGCTCGGCGGTGGTCGGGGCGTTCGGCCAGGGCGGCGCCGTCATCCGGCGCTCGGGCGTCACGGTGGAGGCGACCAACAGCCACAGCACGTGGTTCGCGGACGACATCGTCGCCATCCGCGCCGAGGAGCGGCTGGCCCTCGCGGTCTACCGCGAGTCGGCGTTCACCGTGGTCACCGGCCTGAGCTAGGCCAGACCAACCGGGAGGGGGCGGGGTCTACGCGCGTGGACTCCGCCCCGCCCACACCACCGAGAGGAGCACCCGCATGGCGAAGTCCAAGACGTACACCTACCAGGGCGAGGTCCCGGGCAGCGTCGTGATCCCGGCCACCGGCCGCATGGTCGAGCTGGAGCCCGGCGACACGGTCGAGGCCGAGACCGAGGCCGAGGAGGCCGCCTACGAGGCGAACCCCGACCTCGCGTCCGGCAGCAGGGCGCGGTCGAGGGCCGACGGGGGGAAGAAGTAGATGGCGAGCTACCCGCCCGACCCGGGGGGCAACTTCGCGTCGGACGCCCACCGCCGAGTGATGGCGCACCTGCCCAACCCCGACGACGACCCGATCAGCGTCGAGGAGCTGATCACCGCGCGGATCAACGCCGACCCCCACGCGCTGGCCCACTTCTCCGACGCGGCCGAGGTCGCGGACATCCTGGAGGAGCTGGAGGCCGACGGCCACGCCAAGCAGCTCAAGAGCGGGTGGAGGAACACGGCCGAGGGGTTCGCGCTCCTGACCGGGCCGCCCGAGGAGACGGACGCCGCCACGGCCCCGGCCACGATGGGCCTGGACCCGGCGTCCCTGAACGGAGGCGAGTCATGAACATCCACCTCGATAGGGGACGGGTCACCGTCGCCGGGCTGTGGCTTGGCGTCGGTGAGGACCTCGCCGATCCCAAGGTCCGGGCGCTGATCGACGCGGGCGTCCCGCCGATGCTCGGCGCCGCCTCGCTGGGCAACGCGGTCGAGAACAAGATCCTCGACCACATCACCAACCAGGCCTCGTACACGATGCCGACCCCGTACCTGGCCCTGTGGACCTCCACGGTCGACGACTCCTCGACCGCCGCGACCGCGGGCGAGCTCACGTACACCACCTACGCCCGCCAGGCGATCAGCACCACCAACATGTCCGTCGCCGCGTCGGGCTCGGTGACCAACGACGTCGCGATCACCTTCCCGACCGTCTCGTCCGGCGGCGGCACGGTGACGTTCTGGCAGCTGACCAGCTCGTCCTCCGGCGCGGGCGACACGATCGTCTGGGGGACCGCGACCTCGACCGTGATCTCGACCACCCAGACCCCGCCCACGGTGATCATCGGCGGGCTCGTGATCACGCTCGACTAGCAGGCGGGCGTGCCCGACGTTCGCCGCTTCGACGGGGTCGACGACTTCATCCGCTGCACCGGAACGCTCGGGCAGTCGGCCAACGGGCCGTTCACGATCGTCGCGCTTGTCCGGCTGACGACGCTACCCGGCGCTGACGAGCCGTTCTTCTCGATTGGTAACGGGACGACGGCGACCGCCGCGACGCTCTACAACGACAGCGGCAACAGCGGCGCGAACCTCGCCTGGGGCAACTCCGCCTCGGACTCGATCGGCAACGCCGGTCTAGTCGCGTCTCAGTGGCGGTTTGTCGCCGGGTTCAAGGAGACGGGCGCCGATAGCTCCGTCGACCTCGGCAGCCGTCAGTTCGGCACCGGCTCATGGACCTGGACCACCGGCACCGGGACGATCAACAACAACACGAACGTCTGCACCGACGCCTTTTTCGGCCGCTTCAACGACACGGCCACGTTCAGAGACTTCGACCTCGCCGTCTGCGCGATCTGGAACTCCGCGCTGACCAGGGCGACGATCGAGGGGTTGGAGGTCACGGCCACCACGGCGGGCCTCGCCGCCGCCAGTCCGATCGGCCTGTGGGACTTCAATCAGGCGTCGGTCGCCACCACGGTCCTCGACCTGGTCGGCAACACCCACGAGGTCTCGCGCACCGGGACGACGGTCGTCGCGGACGGGTCGCTCGCCTGGACCTTCGGGCTCACGTCCGCGCCGCAGCAGCTGACCCGGACCTTCGCCCCGATCCCCTTTATGAAGTGATGAAAGGAACCCCTCCATGGCGCGTCAGTACCTCCAGGACGACGGCTTTCTAGAGCCCGCAATCTCCGACCCGCTCGCGGCGAACACCTCCACCTCCGCGGTCGGGATGTACAACTCGCTCCAGTACGCGCTGATCCCGGCCTACGACTGTCGGCCGGGGAAGGTCTACCAGATGGAGGCGGCGGGGATCATCACCTGCGCCGCGACTGGCGCGCTGACCATCAGCCCGACGATCTCCACCACGAACGCCGCCGGCACCACGCTCGGCGCCTCGATCGCGCAGACGGTCCCGGCCTCCGCTCCCTCCCAGCCCTGGTTCCTGAAGATGAAGCTGGTCTGCACGGCCACGGGCGCACCCGGTGGCAGCAACTCGACGATGAAGGCCTGGGGCTGGTTCATGGGCGGCGGCCTCGCCGGGACCGCGAGCACCGGCCTGCACCTGACCTTCGGCGGCACGGCGGCGGTGTTCGACCACTCGGTCAACCAGTCGATCTGGATCTCGAAGACGCTCTCGGTCGCCGGCTCCTGGACGACGCAGTATGCCGACCTCAGCGCGATGAACTAGGGGCGGGCCCGTGCCCGTGCCCGGCCCCTCGCTGAACCTTCCGGGTCCGGGACCGTACTTCGGGCGGATCTCCTCCGGGGCCGCCGGCGCCGTCGAGGCGCCCGTCCCGCTGCAGCAGGCGGACGCGATCTCGATCGCCACGCTTGCGCTCAGCGCCGAGACCCAGGTCCCGCTCGGCACGGCGGCGGCGCAGAGCAGCGCCACGCTGGCGCTGACCGCCCCCGCCAGGGTGACGCTGGAGACGGTGACGGCCCAGTCCAGCGCTACGCTCACCCTCTCCGCCCCGGCCAAGCCCCCGCTTGAGACGGCGGCGGCTCAGAGCTCAGCGACGCTGGCGCTCTCGGCGCCGACCAGGGTTACGCTCGGGACCTCGCCGGCTCAGTCTGCCGCGACGCTGGCGCTGTCCGCGCTCACGAGGGTGCCGCTGGACCCCGCCGCAGCGGTCTCCTCGGCGACCTGCTCGGTGACGATCCCGTCCACGGCGGTCGAGGTCCCGCTCTCCGCCGCCGCCTGCCAGAGCGCCGCGACGCTCGCGCTCTCCGCGCCGACCCAGGTGCCGCTGCAGACGAGCGGGGCCACGTCGAGCGCCACGCTGGCGCTGTCCGCGACCGCCAGGGTCACCCTGGGTGCCGCCGCCTGCCTCGCGACCCCGACCCTGGCGCTCTCGGCCCCGACCCGGGTCACGCTCGGGACGGCCGCGGCGCTCGCCACGCCGACCCTGGCGCTCAGCGCCCCCACCCGGGTCGTTCTCGGCGTCTCCGCGGCCCAGAGCGCAGCCACGCTCTCCCTCACGGCCCCGACCCGGGTCACCCTTGGCGCCGCCGCGGCGCAGAGCGGCGCCACCCTGGCACTCAGCGCGACCACGCAGGTCGCGCTTGGAGCAAGCGCCGCGGTCTGCTCGGCCACCCTGGCGCTGACATCCGGCGGCCCGACGGTCCCGCTGGCCACCGCAGCGGCGCAGAGCGCGGCCACCCTGGCGCTCCGCGCCGCGACCCAGGTGGCGCTCCAGACCGGAGCGGCGGTCCTGTCGGCGACGCTGCTGGTCTCCCGCCCGCAGCGGATCGCGCTTGGCTCGGCGGCGGCGGTCTCGACCGCCTCGCTCAGCGTTGTCATCCTCGACCCGGTCCCCGAGACGCACCCGAACCTCGGTGGAGACGTAGACGAGGTCCGGACCGGAGGCGACATCATCACCCCCGACGCGATCCCGTCCGGGCTGTACCCGCCGACCTACCCCTCGAGTTCGACGTACCCGGCGGTCAGCACGCCGTTCGACGGCCTGCCGCTCGGCGGCGACTACGACGAGGTCCTGACTGGCGGGGCCCCGGTCGGCCACGTCACCTCGGGCACCTACGACCAGGTGATCACGGGAGGGATCGTGAACGAGGTCCGCACCGGCGGCGAGCCGCGGGACACGACCGGTGGGACGCCCGACGCGGTCCCGACCGGCGGCGACGTGAACACGGTGCTGACCGGGGGCGCCGTGAACGAGGTCCGCACCGGCGGCACCTTCGACGAGGTGCTGACGGGCGGCGACGTGCAAGAGGTCCCGACCGGAGACTCGCCCGACGAGTCCGAGCGGGGCGGAACCTATGACCTGGTGCTGACCGGAGGAGAGGTCCTGTAGATGGCGTTCACGATCAAGCAAGGCGATCGGCGACCCCTGTTCGTCGTCGTGCTCAAGGACAACATCGGTGAGGCCGGCGAGGCCGCTGTCAACCTGACCACCGCCACCAGCGCCTTCTTCAACATGCGGGCCGAGAACGCCGGGGCGATCAAGATCAACCGCGGCTCCGCGGCGATCACCAGCGCCGCCGCGGGCGAGGTCACCTACTCGTGGGGGACCGCCGACGTGAACACCGCCGGGAACTTCGAGGCGGAGATGGCGATCGTCTGGAACGACGGCAAGGAGGAGACCTTCCCCAACGACAGCTATTGGGAGGTCACGATCACGGACGACATCGCCTGATGCGCCCCGGTCGGCTGCCCGAGAACCACCCTGAGGAGCAGCGGGCCCGCCAGCAGCTGCAGCGGGCCGAGCGCCCGATGACCACCGCCGACCTGCCGCAGGGGGTCCGCTACGTGGCGCCGAGCCGACCGCCACGGAGGAAGCGGTAGATGGCCTTCACCCCCAAGGACTGGCGGGACGCGACCACCTACGCGGGCGGCGGCGACATCTCGACCCCGCTCACGGCGGCGTCGCTCGAGGACATGGAGACGCGCCTCGCTGCCTACGCCGACAGCCTGGTCAGTCCCGACGTCAGCCAGAGCGCCCTGCTCTACGGCTTCGCCGACGACGAGGACAACCACCAGGACTTCTCCGCCGACGCGCTGGCGACCGGCTGCAACTCCGCCCGGATCGGCGTCGGCTACAACGCGCCGGGCTCGGCCGCCTCGCTTGCGGCGGTAGCGGCCTACGAGGCTGACCCGCAGATCGACCAGGTGGTGGTCTACCTCTGGTCGGTGTCCGTGATCAGCTCGGCGACCTGGGCGACGCAGGCGGCGCTGGCCTGCACCCAGTACCCGAACGCCCTGATCGAGCTCATCAACGAGCCCAACCTCCTGAGCTTCGGCGGCTACACCTACCAGCAGGCCGCCGACGCGACGATCGCCGCCGTCAACGCCTGCCCCGCGGGGCGGATCATCGGCCCGGCGGTGAGCCAGATCGGCGAGTCGATGGGCGGCGACTACCTCGGCTACCAGGCGGCGATGTACGACCGGATCTTCGACTCGGTGGATCCGACGGAGATGGCCGGGGTCGCCTTCCACCTCTACCCGACCACCGGCGATCCGGGGACCGAGGTCGAGGACCACGTCACCGCCTGCTACACGGCCGGGCTTGAGCAGCTGCCGGTGTTCCTGACCGAGATCGGGTTCCAGTACGGGATCTACGGCGCCTACCAGCCCTGGTCGTCGGCCAACACCTTCAACACCTACTACAACGACGAGCGGCTGGGCGGGCTGTTCTTCTACCGCCTCGCTCCGCAGCAGCCGACGCCGATCCCGGGCGAGACGTTCCAGCAGTACCCGCTGACCACCAACCAGCCGCTCGACGACGCGCTGACCGAGGCGTTCAACGCCCCGCCGGGTGGCGACCCGGCGCCCTACGCGCCGCTCAACAGCCCGACCTTCACCGGCAGCCCCAGGGCACCGACCCCGCTGCCCGACGACGACGGCACCCGGATCGCGACGACGCAGTTCGCCGCCCGGATGAACCGCGAGCGTTTGTTCCGCCCCGAGGACGCCGGTGCCGCGGCCGACGGGGTCACCGACGACACCGTGGCGCTGCAGGAGGTGATCGACGCCTCGATGGCGGCCACCGCCTCCGGCAGGCGAGCGGTGACGCAGCTCAGCGTCGCCACCTACCTCTGCGACACCGCCCCGCGCACCGACCGCGAGGGCCACTGCATCCTCTCGGTCACCGACGCGCTCGACTCCCAGAAGTCGCTGACGATCCGGGGCATCAACCCGGCGGCGGCGGTGGACCCCGCCTACCTGAGCGACCCGCTCGTCGGCCGCTCGATCATCAAGACGACCGAGACCAGCGCCTACTCGGGCAGCTTCGGACCCCCCTCGGTGCTCGGCGGCGCCACGGAGGAGCAGGGCATGTCGTCCACCCGGGAGTACACCGGGGTGATCCAGCTCCAGGACTTCGTCGTCCAGGTGCCCCAGAACCCGTCGATCGGCGGCATCGACGCGATGAGCTGGGGCGGCCTCGACGCGCTCGACGTGGCGGTGGTCGCGGGGGCAACCACGACGGTCCAGACCAACGATGAGGGCTTCGGCTGGCGCCTCCCCTCGGTCTGGGGCAACGGCGCGGTCCGGCTCAAGGGCTGCCAGGCGGTCCAGACCTACGTCGGCTTCGTCCTCCACCACGCGGACCACCACTTCTACGAGGCCGCCTGCGCCTACTACTGCCGGATCGGCTTCGCCTTCCAGACCGGGCTGACCGAGTTCGCCTACCCGCTGATCGGCCACTACTGGATGATCGAGGGCTGCAAGTACTGCATCGCAGGATGGACGCCCGGGACCGGCCTTGCCTCCCCGGACCAGGAGGTGTTCTTCGCCGGGATGCTGGTGCAGACCGAGGTCGGAGGCGGCAACTTCACGATCACCAACTCGGTCTACGATCCGGACTCCAAGCTCCGGGGCCGGGTGGACTGGCACCACTGGGCGCTGGACGTGATCGGCACCGCCCTGCCCGCCATCAGCGGAGGTGCCAAGCTCGACGTTCGCCTGCCCCACGCCGGGCACATGACGGTGAACCGCTACGTGCCCCCCGCCGATGACGACATCGACGAGGCGCACACGCAGTTCTGGATGGACCCGACCACCGGGGAGGCGATGGCGAAGGGCAAGACCGGCGGCGCCGGGACGGTCCGAAACTACAGCCTCGTCGGCGGCTCCTACCCCGTCTACCGGACGATCTTCTCCGCCGAGAGCTTCCTGGTCGGCGGGATGGTGAACGGCTTTCCCTACGCCGTCGGCTCGGTCGTCTCCGACGAGAGCAGCACCTCCGTCCGAGTCGCGGTCTCGTCCGAGGCCCTCGCCCTGAACGTCGACCACCAGACCGCCTCGGTAGTGCTGCCGCTGCACCCGGTGAGCGTGTTCCCGTTCGACACCGCCGACTACGCGATGGTGGGCGGGACGATCCAGCTGCGGCTCAAGGTGGTGGTGATGAGCAACGGCACCGACCCCGCCACCGACCTCGTCGTCGGGCTCTACAAGGCTGACTCGTCCGGCGCCGCCAACGCGCTCTCGATCAGCCCGGACGGCTCCGTCCTGTCGTCGGTGACCCTGACCAACGCGAACCTGACCGCCTCCAACCCGACCACGGTCACCGGCTCGGTCTTCACCGCCACCACCGGACCGGTCGAGTTCCTGGTCGCCCCCTCCGGCGCCAACACGGCCACCGGCTTCGCCGGCTCGATCCACTGCTACCTCCAACTCGCGCACACCCTCTGATGCCAGATCCCTTCATCACCGCGGCCGAGCTGTCCGACTACCTCGGGCGTGACGTGGACTCCGAGCCCGCCGCCGACCTGGCGGTCGAGTTCGCCTGCGACGCCTGTCGCGACTACGTCGGCCAGACCCTCACCGCGGGCTCGTCCTCGGTCACCCTGAACGGGACCGGGACCGACGCGCTGCTGCTCCCCGAGTCCCCGGTCGGGTCGGTCAGCTCGGTCGAGGTGCTCGACTCCGAGGGCTCCTTCCAGACCGCCGGGGCGGCGGACTTCTCGGTCAGCGGCGACGGGGTGCTCTACGCCACCAACACCGCGGGCACCGCCACCTTCGGGAGCTGCTGGCCAAGGGGGAGGCAGAACGTCCGGGTGGGCTACTCCCACGGCAACGGGACCGCCGACCTGGCCCGCTCGATCAGGGGCGTGGCGCTGACCCTGGCCGCCCGCTTCCTGGTCCAGGGGGTCGCGGCGGCGGAGCAGGTCGGCGAGGTGAACGTGCGCTACGCCGCCGAGTCCACCGCGCTGATGCCGACCGAGCGCATCATCCTCGACGGCTACCGCCGCCACCACGGGGGATCATGAAGAGGCTCGCCCTGATCCTGATCGGCGCGCTGCTGCTCGCTGCCTGCAGCGCGGCCACCACGCCCGCCACCGACATCACCCAGACCTCGGCCAGGCTCCACGCGCAGGTCGGCTGGCAGCAGGGTGAGCAGGGGACCTACTGGTTCGAGTACCGAGTGGTCGGCGCTCTAACGTGGCAGAAGACCCCGGTCCGCAGCTGGGGGCCGATGCAGAACTCGGCGTCCAACGTCGACCTCCCCGAGAACGTCACCGGCCTGACCCCCGCGACCAACTACGAGTTCCGCTACTGCGGCCAGATGAGCGGGGCCGAACTGTGCCAGGGGGTGCAGACCTTCACCACCCTGAGCAGTGGCGCCTGCGACCGCAACGCGACCCCCGCCACCCTCGCTGCCGAGGTCTCAGCGGCGACGGCGGGGCAGACGGTCTGCCTCGCCACCGGCAGCTACGGCACCTGGGGCGGGACCAACAAGGTGATCACGGTCAGGGCCGCCGCCGGGCAGACCCCGACGATGGGAATCAGCTTCGGCTCGGGGGATCAGAGCTTCACGCTCCAGGGCGTCCGGATCACGGGCGGCTCGATCTCGAGCGGCGCCCAGAACCTCACCGTCCGCGACTCGGAGTTCACGGCCTCGCTTCAGATCACGGGGCTGGCGAACGCGAACGTCCTGCTCGACCACAACACCCACAACAACATCAACGCCCCCTCCGGCGCCCCCCCGGCGCGCATCCACCTCGCCTACGGCTCCGAGACACCCTCCGGGGTGACCGTCCGCAACTCCCTCCTGCAGGGCGGCGACGCGGACGGGATCCAGACCGGCGTCGGCCTGAGCGTGATCAACAACGAGTTCAGCCAGATCGTCGCCGGCGGGCCCAACCACACCGACAACATCCAGATGGTGGGCAACTCGACCGGGATGGTGATCCGCGGCAACTGGGTCCACGCGAGCGCGAGCACCCAGGGCATCGCCGCCTACGACGGGCTCAGGAACGCGACGATCGAGGACAACGTCGTCGACATCCCCCGCCCCTGGGGGATCGAGGCCTACTCCGACGACAGCTCGGTGATCCGCCACAACACGCTGGTCTACAAGCAGGTCTGCGACTTCAACCTGCCCTGCGGGATCATCTCGATCACCCGCAAGTCCCAGGACGACGCGGGCTTCGGAACGGTGGTCCGCGACAACATCGCCACCGAGATCAGCGTCACCTCGGGCTCGACCGTCGCCGCTCAAGACCACAACATGCTCCGTCGGTTCGTCGGCCCCAACGACTTCCTCGGCACGCCCGCGTTCCTGAACACCACCACCTACGCCGGGCACCACCTGGCGGCCGGTTCCCCCGGCAGCGACGCCGCCTCCGACGGGCTCGACGTGGGGATCCGCTAGTGCCGATCACGACCGCACTCCACGACGTCACCCCGTTCGCCCTCCGCGGGCTGGCGTGGCTGGCGCTGGGCGAGACGGGCTACATCACCCGGGGCTCGTACACCGACAACGCCGGCGGCGGCGCCAGCCAGACTCGCGCCACGGTCGGCACCGTGGCCTGCCGGGTGGACCCGGTGGGCGGGGGTGAGAACCTGGTCGCCGAGCTGATCTCGGATCGGACCACGCACCTGGTCACCCTCCCCCCGATGACCGACATCGACTCGGTCGAGGAGCTCCACGTGGGGTCCGACCGCTTCATCGTCACTGCCGTCCGGGCCCGCACGAACGAGCAGGTCCGGGTCGTGGAGGCCACCAAGTCTTCGTAGACGCGTGGGGGGGAGTTGGGTTCCTGGTGGCGCTCTGACTTCTCCCCGCGACGCCAGCCACCAGACCAGCCACCAGACGAAGGACGACATGGAACCAGAGCCGATCAAGTACGCCTGCACGATCCAGGTCGCGGGCATCCTCCACCACTGCATCGAGGACTACGACGCCGTCCACTCGCGCCTCGTGAACTCCGACAGCCCCACCCAGCCGGTCGAGCTGATGATCGGGGCGGACTACGGCGACGACGAGGGCGGGAAGCGGCTGATCAAGGCCGCGTTCATGCCGCTCGCCATCTCGGCGGTGTTCGAGATCCCCGCCGACATCGCCAAGGTGGCGCCGTGAAGGTCCTCTGGCACTCCAACGGGCCGCACGCCCCCACGGGCTACGGTCGCCAGACCGCCATGTTCGCCCAGATGCTCGCCCAGGACCACGAGGTCTGGATTAGCGCCAACTACGGGCTCGAGGCCGCGCCGCTGGTCTGGAACGGGATCCCGGTCCTGCCGGGCCTCGGGCAGACCCACGGGAACGAGGCGCTGCCCGGCCACGTCAACGCCATGTTCAACGGTCGCGACGACGGGCTGGTGTGGACGCTCTACGACACGCCGGTGTTCGACCCGGACGTGTTCCAGAGGTTCAACGCGGCCTGCTGGACGCCGATCGACCACTGCCCCCCGCCTCCCCCGGTGATCTCGTTCTTCCGGGCTAGCCAGGCGATCCCGGTGGCGATGTCCCGCTACGGCCAGGGGGAGCTGGGCGAGTTCGACCCGCTGTACGTTCCCCACGGGGTGGACGTGGACGTGTTCAAGCCGACCGCGTCCGACGTGCGCCAGCAGATGGACCTGCCCGACGACGCGTTCCTGATCGGGATGGTGGCGGCGAACAAGGGTCGCCCGTCGCGGAAGTGCTTCCAGCAGGCGTTCGAGGCCTTCCGGATCTTCCGCAGGACCCACGAGGACGCCCACCTGTACCTGCACACCACGCTCTCGGCCAGCTACTCGGCGGGAGAGGACCTCCCGACGCTGCTGGCCTCGCTCGAGATCCCCGACGACGCGGTCAAGTACCCGAACCAGTACTCGATGATGTTCGCCCCGCTCGACGAGGCGAAGATGGCGCAGATCTACTCGGCCTGCAACGTGCTGCTGAACTGCTCCATGGGCGAGGGCTTCGGGGTGCCGATCATCGAGGCCGCCGCCTGCGGGACCCCGGCGATCGTGACCGACTTCAGCGCCATGCCGGAGGTGGCCGGGCCGGGGTGGAGGGTGAGCGGCCGACCCCACTGGACCGGCCAGTGCTCGTGGATGAGCGTCCCGGACGTGGGCGAGATGGTGGGGGCGCTCGAGGAGGCGCACGACCAGTCGGAGGAGCGCCGCTCCAGCCTGTCCAGGGAGTGCCGAGCCCACGCACTCGGGTACAGCGCCCGATCGGTGTACGACGAGCACATGGTCCCGGCGCTGGACGAGATCCAGGAGCGCATCGGGATGCGCCAGCCTGTTAGGGTGGCCGCGTGAGGGTCGGCTGGCTTCAGGACGACCCCGGCTACGTCGGGGGGGCCGAGCTGACCATGGCCGAGTTCAGGTCCGCGGCCCCGCGCGGGGTCGAGGTCGTGGACTGCCCGCCGGGCGGGGTGGCCAGGTGCGACGCCTACGTGGTGGGCAACTGCCTCGGCTACGACCTAGGCGAGATCGAGGGGATGGTCAGGCGGTCGGGCACCGTGGTCCGCTACCACCACGACGTGGCCCGCGCCCCGGTGGACGGGCTGTTCACCGAGGTGCGCCGCTTCAACCGGGTCCGCCACGCGTTCTGCTCCCCGCTTCAGCGGGCGCGGATGGGGATGGAGGGGGAGCTGATCCCCCCGGCGCTGGACCTGGACCGCTTCCGCGCCCTCAGAAGCTCCAACCACCGCCACGGCGCCTGCTGCGTGGGCAGGATGGCCTACGGCAAGGGCCTGGAGCTGATCGCCGAGTACCCCGAGCCGGTGGACGTGTACAGCAGCGTGCCGGTCCGCTCGGAGCGCAGCGCTCGCTACAGGGGGGCGGCCGCGGACGTGCCCGCGACGCTGGCCCAGTACGAGAAGTTCGTCTTCCTCCCGACCGCCCTCGAGCCCTTTGGGCGGGCGGTGGTCGAGGCCTGGGCCGCGGGCCTGGACCTGGTGGTGAACCGCAACGTGGGGGCGCTGTACTGGATCGAGTACGACCAACCGGCGCTGGAGACGGCCGCCGCGGACTTCTGGAGGCTGGTGACCAAGTGATCGCGAGGACCGTCCCCGATGTGAGGAAGATGAAGCTCCGCTATAGCGAGCGAGAGCTGCTGGCCGAGGCCCTGAGAGACAGGCCGATGAGCCCGGACAACGCGATCGCGATCCTGACCCGACTCGGGCGGGAGCGGGCCGCCCGATGATTGACCTGATCGTCCCCACCATCGACGGGCGCGAGGACTCCCTCAAGCGGTGCCTCAGGTCCTTCCGCGCCAACACCGACGACCTGAACGTGATCGTGGTGGCCGAGTCGAAGACCTGCGGCTGGGGCTGGCAGCAGGGGCTCGCCGCCTCCACGGCCCCCTACGTGGCCCTGGTCGCGGACGACCTGGAGTGCATCTCGCCCGCGTGGGCCGAGCGCTGCATGGAGGCGGCCGACGAGGACCTGCTCCCCTGCCCGCGCGTGTACACCCCCCGGGGCGCGATCGAGTCCCAGGGCGGCGACATGAACGCGGTCGGCCACCTGCTCAACCGCCACCGGAAGGACGGGGCGCCCTGCGACTTCACCACGGTCCCGTTCATGTCGCGGTCGCAGGCCGAGCGGATCGAGATGATCGACACCCAGTACTGCTGCGACGTCTGGGTGAGCTACCGCGGGCGCCAGCTCGGCTGCGAGACGGTGCTGCGCCACGGCTACGACCTGGTCCACCACCAGGAGCAGGTCGGGCGCGGGGCGGGGATGGCCCAGAACGACCGCGATCGGATCGACGCCGAGGCGATGTTCCTGGCGCTGGAGTCGGGGGTGGAGGTGGCCAGTGGCTGAGTCCTACGAGATGGGGGCCTTCGGCAGCCACGTGCCGGTGCTGGAGTCGCTCAGGCCCCGGCCGAAGCGGGTGCTGGAGTTCGGCGTGGGCGACCACTCGACGAGCGCGTTCCTAAGCATGAAGTCCGTCACCCGCCTGGTCTCCGTCGAGACCGACATCGGATGGCGCGAGCGCGTCTCCAACGAGCACAGGAAGCACCTCAAGAGCGGGCGCTGGAGGCTCCTCGACGAGACCGACGAGGTGCCGCCGCTGACCGACTTCGACCTGGTCTTCATCGACGACGGGCTGCTGCCCGCCCAGCGCCACGAGACCATCGCCCGGGTGCTCGGCCAGAAGCACCCCCGGGTGGTGATCCACGACGCCGACTACGCCCCGTATGTCGAGTCGATCGAGGCCTTCTCCTCCGACTTCAGGATCGAGGACGCCTACTCCCCCTACACCGCCGTCGTGGACGCGAACTGATGATCACCGGCTCCGGCTACAGCACCAACCCCTACGAGGTGGTCTGGTTCTGCCACCTGTGCGGCGTGAGCTTCGTCCAGACCCCGGGCAGCGGCGCCCACCACTGCGGCGGGACCGGCAAATGACCTATCAGGACCGCCACCGCATCATCGGCCCGCTGATCATCTTCCTGTGGATCTGCGTGGCGGCCACCGATGGCGGCATGGGCTGGCTGATCGCGATCCTGCTCGTCTCCGGGTTCAGCCTGCTCGACCACCTGCGCCACCCCCCGCTGAGGGGGGTCCCGTGAGGATCCTGGTCACGGGTGCCGAGGGCTTTGTCGGCCAGCACCTCTGCGCCGAGCTTCAGACGGCGGGTCACGACGTGCGCCCCTCAGACATCGGAGACCACGACCTCTCGGTGCCCGACGAGGCGAGGGACCTGGTGATCCAGACCCGCCCCGACTACGTCGTCCACCTGGCGGCCCGCTACGGGCGCCTGCTCTGCCGCGACGAGCCCCACCTGGCGGTCAGCGACAACACGGCCTCGACCACCGAGCTGGCGGCGGAGTGCGCGCGGTGGGGGACCCCGGTCCTCTACGCCTCCTCCTCAGAGGTCTACGGCGACCACGGCACCGCCACGATCCGCGAGGACTCCGAGCTCAGGATGCCGACCACGATCTACGGGCTGTCGAAGCGCTGGGGCGAGGAGGCCCTGCGGCTGTACGTGGAGCACGAGAACCTGACCATCGTCCGGATGAACATGCTCTACGGCCCCGGCCAGCTCGGCGGGTACGGGCGCTGCTCGCTGGCCACGTTCATCGACAGCGCGGTCCGCGGCGAGCCGTTCACCGTCCACCGCAACACCTCCCGCTCGTGGCTCTACATCGCCGACGCGGTGCGGGCGCTGCGGCTGCTGATCGAGGGGGAGTTCTACGGGACCTTCAACCTCGGGAACCCGGCGCGGGCGTGGCCGATGGAGACGATCGCCGACGAGGTCAAGAACCAGGTGAGGCTGTTCCGGGAGTGCCCCGACCCGATCGTCGAGGACCCGCCCGAGGGCCAGATCCCGCACAAGAACTACGACGTGACCCACCTGCTCGGGATGGTCGACTGGGTCCCCGAGGTCGGGCTCGCGGAGGGGATCACCGCGACGGTCGCGTGGGCCCGCGCGAAGGCGCAGGTGACGGCATGAGCCCGCTCGCCCTCAAGCCTGATCTCGCCTATCACGTTCGGAGAGCGATCTACCAGAAGATGGCGGGCGACACGGGTACCGCTGCGTGGCGGGGGTTGGCGTACCACGAGGGGGAGAGCGATGGGCTGCTTGGCAGTTCGGTGGCCACTGATCTAACGCACAGCATCTACTACGCCTACGCCCCCGACGGCGCGGAGTATCCCTACGTGATCTTCCACAAGCAGAGCGGCACGCCCGTCTACACGTTCAAGACCGGACCGGCGGTCGGCGACGGCCACGCGATTGCCGACAACGAGCTGTGGCTGATCAAGGGCGTCGCCCACGACACGGAGGCCCACCCGAGCGCGATGGACGCCGCCGACAAGATCGCCTCACGGATCGACGCGCTGTTCACCGACGGAGCACTCGCGCTGCCAACGATCACCGCGACGACCGAGGCCGTCACCCAGCTCTACCTGCGTCGCGAGACCGACATCGCGTTCTCCGAGGAGGAGGACGGCGAGACCTACTTCCACCACGGCGCCCTGTACCGGCTCATGTATAGCGCCACCTAGCCCTTCACCAAGCGCCACCAAAGTGCCCCGCAAGGGGTCAGCCAAATCAACCTCCGTCACCCGACAGGGGCGGAGCACGAGAGGAGCCACAGGTGGCTGTCAATCCCCGCGTCTTCAAGGACGCATTCGTCTCGGTCAACGGGACCAACATCAGCGCGTACTGCAGCGCCGCGACCGTGGAGTCCACGTTCGAGGAGCTCGACTCCACCACGTTCGGCGGCAACTACCGCCAGTTCACCCAGGGTCTCGGCGACGCCACGATCACGCTGACCACGTTCCCGGACACCACGGGCACGGTCAACTCGATCTTCTGGCCGCTGTCGCAGTCCGGGGGCACGTTCGCCCTGATCGTCCGCGAGTCCTCGGCGGCCGCGAGCACGTCGAACTACAACTACTCGATGAGCGCCTCGCTGTTCGGGTTCAACCCGATCGGCGGCGCGGTCGGTGACCTGATGAGCACGGACATCCCGTGCCGCAACGCCGGCACCGCGGGCCTGACCCGAGGCACCACGTAGCAGAGGGGTGCCGCCCAGCGCGGTCTGCCCCGCCACCAACAAACGCGGTCAGCCGAGAGGCGCCGCAGGGAAGGAGGGCGCATGGCGCGCTCTACCAAGGATGCTGTCCTGAAGGGGCCCGGCGACCTGGCCACGGCCGAGGTCGTCACGGACGTCCCGAACCCGGGCGACACGTTCCTGGTCCGCGGGCTGCCCGCCGCGTACTCGAACCAGGCGTCGAGCGAGGCGCTGAAGATGACCACGGTCGGCCTGGACCAGATCGCCACCGTGGACACGGCGCGGCTCGAGGTCCTGCAGTTCGCCCACGGGGTGGTCGAGCCCACGTTCACCGTCGACGAGGCCCAGCAGGTCTCCGAGAAGTACGGGCCGATGTTCCGCAAGGTGATCACCAAGATCGACGAGCTGTCGGGGGTCAACAAGGAGGCAATCACCGAAGCGACGGCCAAGTTTCCGCGCAGCGGAGCGAGCGAGAATGGGGCAGACCTGGGTGATGGAACTCCCGCCGGGGGTGATGGACCCGATGTTCACCTACGAGCTGGCGGAGAGCCTCCACATGACGGTCCAGGAGATGCTGACCGGTGAGCCCGGCATGTCCGCCCACGAGTTCTGCGTGGGGTGGCCGACCTACCACCTGTTCAAGAACCGCGCCCGGAAGCGGGCCGAGGACAAAGAGAGGCAGAGGATGCAGCGCAGGCGCCGTTGAGGGCACCTGCGCTGCTCTCGTTCCATGACCCTCCACTCCCGATTCAACGTGATCGCCGCCCACCTCGACGAGGCCGTCGACCTGGCCATGCGCCAGCTCGCCGAGGAGGTGGTCACGGGCGCCAAGTCCCGGGTGCCGGTGGACACCGGGAAGCTCCGGGACGCAATCCACATTGACCACCGCGACGACGGGGAGTACGCGATCGTGGCCGGGGACACGGACGCCTGGTACGGGCACATCGTCGAGCACGGCGGGACCAAGACCCCGCCGCACCCGTTCCTGATCCCCGCCGCCGAGGCGGCGCGCCAGCACATCGACGACCGGGTGCGCTACGCGCTGAGGAACATCTGATGGCCACCCCCGCCGCAATCCTCGAGACCATCGTCAAGGCGAACACGGCGCCCGCGACCAGGGAGCTGCGCCAGTACGACAGCTACCTGAGGCGGGTCGACAAGTCGTCGGTCTCCACCACGGCCCGGACCAGGACGCTGGGCAAGGCCACCGGGGCGGTCGGGTCCAGGATGGCGTCGGCTGCCCGCTACGCCGCCGGGGCCGCGCTGGCCTACGTCTCCATCGCCCAGGCCAAGACCGCGGTCACCACCACCCAGGACCTGGCCAAGACCACGGCGGGGCTGAACCGCAACCTTGGGTTCACGGTCAAGGAGGGGAGCCGCTGGGCGTCGGTGGCCAAGTCCCGCGACATCGACGCCAAGGCCCTGACCATGAGCTTCACCACCCTCTCGCGCCGGGTGGTCGAGGCGGGCCACGCCATCCGGGAGGGCGGGGGCGCGGCCGAGTCGGCCATGGTCCCCTTCACCCGCCTCGGCCTGAGCCAGAGGGACGTGCTGAGCGGGTCCAAGGACCTCGACTCCTTCCTGCCCAAGCTGGCCGACTCCTTCGGCAAGGCCGAGGGCGGGGCGAAGCGCCAGGCGTCCGCCCAGCAGCTGCTCGGGCGCGGGTACGCCACGATCCTGCCGCTGTTCGCGGACGGGGCGGAGGGCCTGAAGGAGCAGCAGAAGTGGGCGGACAAGTACGGGACCACGCTGAACGAGAAAACCCTGAAGGCGCAGATGGACCTGGTGTCGGCGCAGCGCGAGACCAAGGTGGCCTGGCTCGGCATCCAGGTGACGTTCGCCAAGTTCGTCACCCCGGCGCTGGAGAAGGCGAACGACGAGTTCCAGAAGATCGCGGCGATCATGGCCGACGACAAGCTGACCAGCGACGAGAAGTGGAAGCAGGTCGGCGAGATCATCATGAAGTGGGCGACCAAGGCCAAGGACGCCTTCATCGAGATCCTGCCCAAGCTGGTGGAGGCGGCGGGGAAGGCGGCGCCCGAGATTGCCGGGGCGTTCGTCAAGGGCTTCCTGAACGCGCCGATCCTCGGCCAGCTGCTGCTCGGGGGCTGGCTGCTGTCCAAGATGGGCGGCCTGGGGGCCGTCGGCAAGATGGGCACCACGGTCGGGACCCGCTTCGCCACGGCGTTCAAGGGCGCGGCCGTCCTGGTCATCGGGTCGGGGCTGATCGCCGGGATCAGCGGGGCCCTGGGCAAGCGCAACATCCCCGGCATGGGCGGGCTCGAGGAGTCCCTCAACGACGCGGGGGTCAAGATCGGGCAGCAGTTCGGGCTCTCGCTCGGGCGCTCGACCGCCGAGCGGTTCAGCGACATCTTCCAGGACAACATCCGGACGGTCCTGCGCGGCGGCGGGGCGCTCAGCGGGCTGTCGATCACCGACGCCGCCGGGGTCACCGGGCCGATCATCAGCCGCGAGCACGCGGCGGAGCTGGCCCGCCAGTTCATGGACACGACCAGCGTCTCGCTGAGGGTCGCGGGGGTGAGCGCGGAGACCCGGTTCAACGAGGTCTGGGACGGGCTGGCCCCGGACGAGAAGCGCCTGGCCCGGCAGATCAACTCGGCGGTCAACGCGGCCAACAAGCTCGCGGTCAAGACGGGGATCGACGTCCCGGCCCGCGTCCTGGAGGTCGACCCGCAGGCGTCCGCCAAGGGCCTGAGGACGCTGTCGTCGAACCTCAACCTGCTGCGGTCGGGGTCGCTGACCAACATGAAGGACATCCAGAAGGTCTTCCGCGACACCGCCAAGGTGATCCGGACGGTCCTGCCGCGCGGGTCCGACGAGGCCCGGAGGGCGATGGCGGAGAACAACCGCGCCACCGTCGAGGCGATCCGCAAGAGCTGGGACAACGGGGCCAAGCGGACCAAGGAGGGGATCGCGCACGTCCGCCAGCTGATCCGCCAGGCCAACCTGATCGAGGGCATCCACCCCGAGAAGTTCGGCCGGGGCTTCGCCGACATGTTCGCCGAGGCGGGGAGGATCACCAAGGGCGGGATGGACAGCGTCCTCAAGCAGCTCGGGCGGATGCCCGAGGGCGCCCGCAAGGAAGCCTTCCGGGCGATGAACGAGCAGCTGCGCGAGCTGAAGCGGGGCGGCGTCCTCAGCGGCAACGAGATCCGCGACTTTCGGTCCAGGGCGCTGGCCGAGTACGAGGACCTGCGCAGGCGGGGGACCAAGTCCTCCAAGGGCCTGGCCGACGGGGTGGCCAGGAACTTCTCGTCGCTGAACGCGGCGATCAACTCCGGCCTGGAGAACATCGCCCAGAACACCAACAGCGCCCTCAAGGCGTTCGGGGTCAAGCAGATGTCGTTCGCGATCAACGACCGCCCCAACGACTCCTTCGGCGGCCACCAGACCCACCAGGCGGGCGGGATGATCTACTCGGTGCCCGGCTACGGCACCGGCGACAGGGTCCCGGCCATGCTGGAGCCCGGCGAGGTGGTGGTGAACCGCAGGGCGGTCGCGGCCATGGGCGGGGCCGACCGGGTCAACTCGATCAACTCCATGATCCCGCGGTTCGCCAGGGGCGGCAAGGCGGGCAGGGGGTCGTCCTCGATGGACGCGATGGTGGCCCTGACCAACAAGTACGAGCAGGCCCACTTCCCCTACCTCTGGGGCGGCGGCCACCAGGGGTTCGTCAACGCCAGCTCCCCGGTGGACTGCTCCGGCTTCGTCTCGGACGTGCTCCACGCGGGCGGCCTGCTGGACGGCGCCCCGATGGTCTCCGGCGCGCTGGCGAGCTGGGGCCAGCCCGGCACCGGGCCGCTGACGGTCTACGCGCACTCGGGCCACACCCTGCTGTCGCTGGGCGGGAACTTCGCCGGGACCTCCAGCTCCAACCCCGGAGGGGGCGCGGGCTGGATCGAGGGCGGGCTGAGCGCGGGCTACCTGAGCGCGTTCCAGAAGCGGACCGCGGACGTCACCGGGGCCGTCGGCGCCATGTTCGGCGCGGCGGCGGAGAAGATCAAGCGCGAGGTGCTCGAGGGCCCGAAGGGGCCGCTCAGGGACCTGGGCCAGAAGTCGCTCGACAAGGTGCGCGGGGCGGCCAACAAGTACATCGCCAAGAAGATGCCCTCGGGCACCCTCGGCGGCGGCGACGCGCAGGTCTCCGACGCCGTGGCGGTCAGCGGGGGCGTGTCCAAGCCCGACATGCGGGCGCTGCTCAAGGCTCACGGGATGCCGAACTGGACGGGCTGGATCGCCATGGCCGAGTCGGGCCTCGACCCGACCGCGGTCTCCTCCGCCGGGGCCCGCGGGCTGTTCCAGATCATGCCGTTCTGGGGCGGCGGCGACCAGCTGTTCGACCCGAACTACAACGTGGCCAAGGCGCGTGAGATCCTCAGCGAGCAGGGGCTCAGCGCCTGGGAGCCCTCGCGCAACGCGGGCCACATCCCCGAGGGCTGGGGGCCGCACCAGGGCCAGGCGTTCGCCAGGGGCGGGATCGCGCAGGCGAAGCAGGCCAACCGCCCCTCGATCGGCGGTGGCGGCGGGCGCCTGCCGAACTTCTACCGCAACTACCCGAAGTTCGCCGAGTGGGGGCTGAGGCAGGGCGAGTGGGACCAGGACTTCGGGGTGGGGGTCAGCGCGTCCAACTGGTACCACATGCTCGACGACTACGCCGACGCGCGCCGCATCGACCCCCAGAAGCTGCGCCGGATGCACGGGCTGTCGTCCACCCAGGCGTCCCACTTCAAGTGGATCAACGCGTGGGAGAACGGGCAGATGAGCCTCCAGCGCGGCGGGATTGCGCAGAGGTTCGCCGGGGGCGGGATCGTGCGCGACTTCCTCGACAGCTGGAGCGCGGCCGAGGGGGGCAAGGGCGACCAGCGCGAGGCGCTGAGCAGGGCCCGCAAGGAGGTCAAGGGCCTGGACCTCCCGGGGATGGTCGGGGCCGAGCTTGGCGAGAAGCTCCAGAAGCTCCAGGACGAGCAGCTGCGCTACGAGGAGTACGCCAGCAACGCCGCGGGGCTGGCCTACGAGGACGAGAGGGGGAACACGGTCGAGCCCCCCTTCAAGGGCCACTCGGAGCTGGAGTGGCTGGGCGGCACGTTCAAGGAGACGGGCTTCCGCGGGCGGCTCCAGGCGCTGCATGAGTTCCGCAACAGGCTGGCCCAGTCGCTGAAGGGCGCGGACAAGATCCGCGACCTGATCGACAAGCTGATGACCCAGGCGACCAAGCGCCTGCGCGACCTGCGCCGAACCATCCGCGACGCCGAGAAGGACCGCCGCGACCTCGAGGAGGCGATCGCCGACGCGACCGAGAAGAAGGAGAAGTCGGAGAAGGCGATGCAGGCGCGCCTCGATCGGGAGCTCCGCAAGGACCCGAAGGACCAGAACGATGACCTGATCGCGTCGCTGCGCGAGGGCATCCACAAGAAGTCGACCGAGAAGGCGGCGCTCCAGGACGCGCTCAAGAAGCTGAACCAGAAGCAGGCGGCCCGCACCGCGCTCAAGGACGCGCTGGCGCTCGGGTCCGGGGGGCTGCTGCAGACCCTCGGCGACCAGCGGCGCGAGATCAGCGAGGCCACGACCACCCTGACCGACGAGCTGACCAACGTCCAGGGCGCGGGCGGCCCGCTCAGGGGGACGATCAAGGACCTGCCCCCGCTCGGCGAGCTGGGCGGCTACATCTACGACGTGCAGTCGCGGCTGACCGAGATGGGGCGGCCGGACTCCACCACGTCCACCGACACGTCGGAGGGGCTGCAGTTCCAGATCGACGAGCTGGCCCGCCTGCTGCGCGAGGCCAACCAGCGAACCGCCGTGTCGCAGGCGCAGTACGGGGTGTTCGCCGGGACCCCGGTGCTCGGTGCCTTCGCCAAGGGCGGGCCGGTGGGACGCAGCGGGATGTACCTGGTCGGCGAGCGCGGCCCCGAGATCGTTGGGCTGCAGCAGGGCGCCGAGGTCCACTCCGCCCCCGAGAGCGCCGCGATGATGGAGGCGGCGGGGGCCACGGTGATCGTCAACGGGGACATCATCAACACGCCCCCGGGCAAGCAGGCGATCGAGGTCCAGGGCGCCCAGGCGATCGTTCAGAAGGGGTCACGTGGCTACGGTCGGCGCCCGCTCGGGAGCGCAAGGGGCTACTAGATGCCGAACGAGACCATCGTCCTCGACCCGTCCGAGGTCGCCACCTCCACCCGCTCGGAGCTCAACATCAACTCGGGCGCCATCGAGGTGCGCCAGGAGGGCATCGACTGGGGCACCGCCGCGATCGAGGCGGCGATGGCGCAGCAGACCCCGGGCGAGTCGGTGGTCGACTACCGGGTCCCCAACCGCGAGATCACCATCCCCCTGGTCATGCGGACCTCGGGCACCGTGACCTTCAACTCGGCCCGCGACCAGCTCGGGACCAAGGTGGCCCAGATCCAGGCCGCGGGCGGGTGGCTCAAGCGGGTGACCGCGCAGGGCGGGACCTACTTCGCCGACATCGTCTCGGCCTCGGTGCTGATCCCCGGCGGCTGGCTCCAGCGCGCCCGAGACGTGGAGACTGAGGCGGTGCTGACCCTGACCGCCAGGCCCGACTTCTACGGCGCCGAGGAGACGCTCTCGGACCACACCGAGACGAGCGCAGCCGAGATCACGTTCACCGAGACCACGACCAACGGCGGGGACTTCCCGCTCGGCGACCGGGTCCGGGTCGTGATCGACGAGGACGACGCCGACAGCCAGCGCGGGCTGTTCTGGTCCTTCCGCGCCCGCCACTACGCCTCCGCGTCCACCGCCCAGAGCGCCCTGGAGGCCGAGTCGCTGAGCATCCTCGACACCGCCACCCGCGTCGCCAAGACCGGCGCCTCCGGCGGGACGGTGGTCACCCACGGCACCCTGATGACCAACTGGACCCCGGTCCTGGATACCGGGATCTCCTACGGCGGCACGGTCTTCCTCACCCACACCGGCACCAACCGGATCTACGGGCGCGTGTTCTCGACCTCGGGAACGCTGGTCCAGACCCGTCTGATCTGGGACGTCGGCGACATGGTCTACCCGGTCGAGAACGCGGCGCAGCGCCTCTACGACGGAGGCACCTTCCACATCATCGACTACGGAGAGGTCCGGCTCGACCGGGTGCCCACGGGCACGCACCGCTGGGAGGGCATCATCCAGGCCAGGGGTGACGTGGGCGGTGAGGCGTTCTCGATCGACAGGCTCTGGATCGTCAACCAGGACGAGAGCGCCGGGTTCATCAGCCTGCCGCCGGAGGCGCTCTCGGGCGAGCCCTCCACCTTCCTCGGGCGCGACTCCTTCAACCAGTCGGCGGGCAACCTGAACGCCGCCGCCGCGGCGGTGGGCGGGGCGTGGGACACCTCGGAGGCCTCGTTCGACGGGGTCGACTTCACGACCACGGGCGGGACCGCGTTCCTGGCCCAGCGCGCGGAGCCCAGCGACGCGGCCAACGCCGGGCGCCCCGCCCTGCTCGGGTCGGCCGTGACCGGGTGCGGCGTGCAGGTCGACGCGAAGTTCTCGGCCGTCGCCAGCGGCCTGCGCCAGGGGGTCCTGGCCCGCTACACGGACGCGGGCAACTACATGCTTGTCGCGGTGACCTCGGCCACCGCCGCCGACGGCAGTACCGTCGTGGCCTCCAAGCGGGTCTCAAGCACCAACACTGAGCTAGGGAAGACGTCGGGGTCCGTCTACTGGGGGCTTGCAAACATCTGGTACACCCTGCGGCTCACGGTCGACGCCGCGGGCAACTGGGCGGTCACGGCGTGGATTGCCGGGAACCCCGCCGGGGTCGTCCTCTCGGGGCAGGACGGGGCGCTGGCGGCGGGCGGGGCGCTCGCATCGGGCAGGGTCGGCTTCTACGACGAGTACACCATAAGCTCGCCCACCATCACCCGCAACTACGACAACTTCGTCACCTGGGCCCCGGCCGCCAACGCGGTCATGTACGCCAGCCAGTCGATGGAGCTGGCCACCACCGGGATCACCCGCGAGGACTCCGCCGGGGCGGTCTGGGTGGCGGTGCCCGGACCCTACGGTGACCTGCCGCGGATGCCGAACCGCTCCAGCGCCGGGACGGTCGAGTTCATGGCCAAGGCGTCACGCGGCGACATGCGGACGCTCTCCGACCCGGGTATCGACGACATCTCGGCTCGGATCTACCGCAGGCCCTCCTACCTGACCCCAGACTGATGGCGATTGCGGTCCGCGAGCTGCCCCCGACTCGCCTCTCGATCAACATCTCACCCAACGCAGGCGATGTGGTGCGCTGGGCAGCGGACGAGCGCAGGGCGGAGAACATCCCCAGCGGACTCTCGTTCACCTCCTCGGCCCCGGGCGGGTTCGAGTCCTGCTCGCTGACCCTTCCACGTCGGCCCCGACTCTCCTATCCGGACCTGGAGCGGCTGTCGACCGTGACCGTCTCCGGCGCCGGTGGCGAGATTGCCTGGGAGGGGCGGGTCGAGAACGTGCCGCAGACCTCCGGCGACACCTCCGGGGTCAGCCCGGAGATCGTCGGTTGGCAGGCGCACCTCTCCGACGACAAGTCGGTGACGGCGCTGTACGTCGACCGCGACCTTGGCAACTGGATCCAGAAGTCGTCGGCGGGGCGGAGCGCGCTCTACGGCGCCTACTTCGACGTGTACCAGGACCACACGGTGGACCCCGACATGTCCACCGGGCTGCCCGCGATCCACCTCCACGCTGACGGCCAGTGGGACACCGGGGTGGCCTCCGAGGCGTGGTACGACTGCGGTCTGGGCAACACCTGGGAGTCGATCTACGTCGACTACTCCGGGTTCGGTCTTGGCGGCGCGAACTTCCAGGGGATGATCACCTCGTACACCAGCGACGCCGGCTCGGGGGCGCTGTCGAGTTCGGACTTCGTCACGGTGGCCTCGCCGACCGGGACGCTTACCTACACCCCGAGCGCAACTCAGCGCTTCTGCGCGCTCCAGCTGCTCCTCGCCGGGGTTGCGTCGGGTGCCGACATCGACCGCTTCCTGAACTTCCGGCGGGTGGCGATCTGGGGCAACACCGGGATCACCAAGCGCGGCACCGCCCCCGACGACGGCGTCTACGCCTCGGACGTGATCGCCCACGTTCTCGCCAACTTCGCCCCGCGCCTCAGCTTCACCAGGGGCACCTACGGGACGATCCAGACCTCGGGGTTCACCATCCCCCACCTGGTCTTCCCCGACCCGACCACGGCCGCCGAGATCGTCTCCGCCGCCAACCGCTACCACCTCAACGACTGGTTCGTCTGGGAGGGCCCGCGCCCCGGC